GTATTGCTGGTCGCTGCCGATTCTGTGGGCCGAACGTGGCTGCGCGGCTTCGATGGTGGAACTCAACCGATGGGTTTCACGACAACGCCGGTGAGCATCCGCCCCACGGGAAGATAACCACAAAAAACCAATAAAATACGATGAAAGAACTTGAAGACATGATGGCCACCGCCATCCGCGAGCGCAACGAGGCGCGGGAGCAACGTGACAGGATGAGGTTGGAGTTAGAAAATCTACGCCAATACGTAAATGAACTTGAGATCGTGGCCGATATGGCCGCTGAACTCTCGACCTCGCAGGACTGCGATCCTGCCCATCACGGCCTAGTCTGCGCGGCGGTTGCGGCTCTTAATTATCCCGAGAACGCAAAAGGTGAGGCAACCCCACCCGAACTACGATAAAACGATGAAACCAGAAAACGACTCCGAACAACCAAAACCCGCCGCCGAAGAAGAAAGCTTGGTGGGGGTTGCCTCTACCGACTTGTTAGCGGTCTTTGATGACGTGCGGCTTGGCATTGAGGCTATCGAAACCGAGAGGATCAAGGGTATGCTGTGGAAAGCGATGCTATGCCTTGTGTGCGATAAATACGCGATCAACGCCGTCGAGGTGCTGCCGCAAATCCGGGAAATGCTGGATGCTGAAAAGGCGACCATCGAAGCGGGATCAAACGGGCCGAATATCCAAGACGCGTGGAACGACTTTCAGAAGGAGGTCCGCGATGTATTCTCCCGCTAACAGTTAATTATGCCTATTCACGGGCAGATACCCACAAAATAAAAAAGTTGACAAGGGCGTAAAAATCAAATACTTGTTGTTTGACTCTTCGGACCAATTTTGAAGCGTCAGCGCAATAATTTCAAATCAACTTTTAGTCAGTAAATTTATGGCAAGTCCCGTAGCATACGACCTTCAAGGCCAAGGTGGAGGCATTGTGCTTTCCGCTGCGGCAACCACTTACACTGGCAAGATCCGCTGGATTCAGGTAGTTAATGATGCTGTGTTGAGCACTGTGGCAAGTTCCTCTGGCAACATCTCAGGGTCGTCAAGGTTGGAGGGGATTACTCTGCCTGCTGGTCTTGGCATTGGCGGCGACTTTAGTTCTGTGGTCCTGACATCCGGTGTGGTGATTGTTTACTACGCATGAGTCAGTTTGCCCAGAGCGGTAGCGCGATGGATTCAGCGATTGGCGAAGACGTTGATCGTGGGTTTTTTGTCGTCAACCAACGACTTCAGCTTAACCAACTCAAAGAGGGTGAGGTAAGGGAGTCGTTGAATGGGCGCATGGAGGGATATTGGAAGCCTCGTCGGGGCGTGGTTGAGAAAACCAGTGCCTTAACTACTGGTTCCGCTCCATTGGCCCTTCCGTTTTATTTGATTGATACGCCAAAGACAATTACCGATGCTTCATACTTAGCAAACGTAGTTACAATCACTGTTCCAGCACATGGATTTGAGATTGGCTCTACTGGGTGGGCGGTTGTGTCTGGATTGACGTTTACTGGCACAAATAACAACGGTCCAAAGCTTTTAACGCGAACTGGAGCAGATACCTTGACGTTTGCGGTTACTGGCGTGACGGCTGTTTCTGGGACTGGCACGTTGAGCATCATGCCAATCAATGATGCCGCCAATGCCAATGTGAGGGCCTCCTGCTTGTTCAGCGACCCGAATACCAACAACAGGGAATACATTATCGTAGCCTTGGATTCTGTCGCTAAGAAGATTGACCTCGCTACCTTTGTTGCTACTGACATTCCGTATCCAATCGGACAGTCGCTTACTGAAGACACTGAAATGATTCAGGTCTTTGACAAGGTGATGCTTTTCCGTGATGGGAAGCAAGCATTTGAATGGTATCCAAATGGCCGTCCAGTCTTGTCGGCGTCTCAGTCAGGGACTACGACAGTCACGATGAATGTTCGTGAACATGGTCTTACTACGGGCGCGACTATCGTTGTTGCGGGGCTTACTGGTGGAACTCCTCCAAACGGCACCTTTGTTGTTACGGTAACGGGGCAAGACACATTTACCTACGTTGGACCAACAAGCCAAACTGTGACATTTGGTGTTGCAAATGCAACAATGACGGATGGCTTTACCTTGTCACCTGGAGGGACTTACACTCAACCTCAAACATTCATTGTCACTGGTTCTGAGGTAACTGTTGCCGCTGGGCTGGTTACTGTGACCAAAGCTACTCTTGGGAATGTAACCCTGTTTAAAGATGACATTATTGTTATTTATGAAACAACGATTCCAGAGTTATCGTCAATAGTTGGGCAGCGATTCCAAGTTATTTCGGCCACAACAACTACCGTTACGTTTTACGCTCCGGTTGGGAATATTTCCTCTGGAAGTAGTAGCCAACAGCTTGAGTTTGGGGGTAGGTTCAGCGTAGGAGGTGGGTTTATGCATCAGCCAGGTGCGCCATGGGGCGTTCACTTTCAACGTCGCCTTTGGGTTCCGTATTATTACGACCAATCCGGCGTTTATAACAACCCATCATACACAAGCCGTAAGATCACGGATGAAATCGCTGTGTCTGACATCTTGGATACCACGACATTTGATCAAATCGAAAACCAGTTTCGGATCAGCGGAGGAACAGCCGATTTCGTCGTTGGAATGCACGGGTTTTACGACGATGCGCTAGTTATTCTCAATCGGAACAGCCTCCACTTGGTCAAAGGCACTCAGGGAAGTCTTCTCGATGTGGTAGTTCAAGAACTAACGTCTGAAATTGGGTGTCTTGCAAGAAAATCAGTGGTTATGAGGGGGAATACGATGATGTTCCTGTCCGATGATGGCGTGTATTCGCTTGAGTTCATGAATGACTACAATCTTCGTGGTTCCGAAGAGCCTATTTCAAAGAACATTCAGCCTTATATTGACCGAATCAACAAGAATTACGCCGCTGATGCCGTGGGGATTTTGTTCGACAACCGATATTACCTTGCCGTGGCACTTGATTCCGTTCCAGGGGCCAATGATTCATACGGTAACAACTCGGTTCTTGTTTACAATTTCAAAAACAGAGGATGGGAGTCGCTTGATACCTATGGAGACAGTCGATTCCTGATTAAAAACTTTATCACGGGCGGTGCTGGAGTCAGAAACGAGCTTTACGCAGTCACTGGTAACGGTGGACTTCACCAAATTGATGCTGTTGACAGCTCGGTTGACCGACTTAATATTTCTACTGTTGGCGATTCGCTTGTGACGCCGACAATTAACTCCTCTTTGACGACTCGCGGGTATGATTTAGGGACAATGGAACGGAAAAGGTTTACGGATGCCCAAATCATTATGCAAAATCTTGCTGGTGACTCTGGGGAGTATCTTATTTCCTTCGCTGCTGAAGATCCAGACGACGCCACAGAGATTGGAACTACTACCCAGTTTCTTGGAGGAGAAGTTCTTTCTCCAAGCTCACCAAATGAAGCCGAGACCGCTAGCATCAGATGCAGACTGGGCGGAATCCGGGGTTACACCGGAACTATGATCTTGACAAGAACCATTGGATCACCCAAGATCAATTCAGTAAAAATTGCAGGATCAGTGACAAACAGACAAATCATTTCACAGAAGTAAAATATGGGCGCAGTCAACACAACTTACACCTTTACCGCTAATGACACGATCACTAGCGCAAAGATGAATAATATCATCGACCAGACAACGATGACGGATGATGCCATTTTTGGGACAACTCTTGAAATCGTTTCTGGTCAGTTAAAAGTGCGCGCACAAGGTATTACGTCCAACGAACTTGCTGCTGGGGCGGTGACATCAAACGTTATTGCCGACGGAACAATTGTCAACGCTGATATTAGCCCGTCAGCAGCAATTCAACCATCAAAGTTGGGAACTGGTGCTATTCCTGTAACAGCAACTGTAACCACTGGGAACGTTGTTAATGGATCTATTACTGCACCCAAGCTAAACGGTGCTCAAACTGGAAATGCACCTATCTACGGAGCGAGGGCTTTTGGAACAGTTATTACCAATGGAACAGATCTTGCTGCAAGTAAAGGCAATGTGTCAGGAGTAACAAAATTGTCCACTGGTCAATACAGGGTGTTATTTGCAAACAACATGCCAACAACTGATTATTCAGTTGTGGTTACGACTATAAACGCAACTGGGGGATTTCTTTTTGCTTCTGTTCACAACAAGTTAGCTGCGTCATTTACCATAGCATGTGGATATAGAGATAATAGTGGAGATATTACTGTAAGTGACTCAGATGTTTCATTTATTGTTATTGCGTAATTTTTGTTTCCAAGTTATTAGATAAGTAAACCGTGACTAATATGGAAAACCAATCAGAAGAAGCAACCGAAGACAAAAAAGAGATGTTTGTTGCTAAGGTTCCGTCTT